TCACCATACTCAAAAGCCATTTACTTAATTAGTTAAGTGTAATGTCTAGGTCACCTGATGGCACACGAAACACGTCACCAGTTTCAATAGTCTTGTTTGACGATAAAGCCGCATAAGCCATTAAGTTACCTGATGATGAAGCATCGTAAACACCAACGTGTGTTACTGTTCCATAGTTTGCTGTAGCTGTAGGAAATTCTACTGCCGCGTTATTAGACGTAGTGTTACCTGATGTTGTAAATGCAACTGTCTGACGTGCATAACCACCACCACTTACCTCAGTAACTGAACCTGCTTCGCCATCTGCTACTGCTGTGAACAACGCTAAGTATTTTGTAGTTGGAGCTGTGTAAGCCGCACCTGCGAATACGTGGTCTAATATCTCTGTTTCTAAGAAGTTTGAAAAACTCATACTAATCCTCTCACTTTAAGTGTTAACCCTGACCCACTAAAACGTGCATTGTCAGAATATTCATTTAATCTAGCAACTGCGGCAGAATACATCTGCGCCCAAACTGCTACCCTTTGGTCTTCTGCTAAATACGGTGCTGAATGTAATAACGCTCCATAGAGGTATACATCAGGTGCTTCTAGCAAAAGCCAGTTATCTGAATTGCTACTAAGGGATGGTACTTTCTGATAGTAAAGCAACTCAAAATCTGTGTCGTTTCCCGGAGTTGGGTACAATTGAAATTGTCCATCTGCGTGTGTGTACATTATTGGTGTTCCTGTGGCATCACTCTGAGCTTGACGTTTGTCAGCCATAGCATCTCTAGAAACTAAGTTTAAAACTGTAGTGCCTGTGCCTGTAAGATGTAATCTTATCGTTTCTAACCAATCAGCAGGAGTTTGCATATACTCATCGTTTGCTGACTGTTGTCCACTAGACCTTGCCTCCATCTTAAAGTGTCTTACGTCTCTGTTTATCTGAGCCTCAGCCAATGTAATAAAGTCAGGTATTACTGCTGTAAGGTCATCTCTGTTTAGGAAGTCAGCTATAGAAGCTTTTAGTCCTGTGTAATTAGATAAAGCCATATTAGTATCCGAATCCTAAATTGTTAACTTCTCTGTTTGACATTGCGGCTCTTTGATTTTGGAGTAACACTTCATCTTGCATACCATAACCAGTTGCTATAGAAGGGTCATCTACTATCATTTGCATGAATCCTATTTTACCATCATCGTCTGATTGTTGCCAATGTTGAATAATTGGCACTTGTTCAGGTTCGGACAAGCCGCCTAATATACTAGCAAATTTACTTTGTAACTCTTGTATGTTTAGTTTTTTTGGTATTATTGGATTGCCATAAGCATCTGTTTTCATATTAGCAAATTCAGTATCAGATACAGCTCCCGGATTACGAGTAGGTTTTTTTAAAGGGTCAAATTCTGTGCCTGTGTCTTTGTCCATAAAATATGACATTTCTTTATCAGACACTCCACCTTTAGAGTTTTTGTTCATACCCATTTGTAATAAACTTAATATTCCATTTGCCATAGTGTCTCCTATCTAATTAAGCAGTAGTATATCATTACTTTTTGTTCTTTTTCTTTCGTTTTAATCTTTCTTCGCCTAGTTTGATTGCTTTATCAATTGTTTCTTCACTCAATAAAGTGTTTAGTTTTTGACCCATTAACGATTTATTTTGTGGTGCAATATTTGTTTTAATTGTTTCTGTTGTTATTGGTACACCTGCTTTTGTTTGTGCATTTATTAAATCTAACAAACTGACTGGTTCTTTAATACGACCTTGGAAACTACCACCAACAGCTTTATTATAAGTTCTATGAGGTGAATCTAAAATACCTCTAGATAAATCAGCTTCCATAATATTGTGTAAAGTAAATGGGTCAGTAAATAATTGTGTCGGGTCAGCATTAGCAAGTTGATGCTCTAGCATAGAACCTATCTTAGATTTTGCGTTTGTATCTAAGTGTCCAATTAATGCAATACGTTGCATTCCTGTTAGTTTAGTTAAGTCTACATTCTTAATACCTTTAAAGTTAGGATTTAATTTAACTTTTTCACTTGGTTTAATTTTGTTGCCATCTGCATCTTTGTAATGTTTAAGGTACTCTTGCGCTCTAACTTTATCATCGATAACTTTCATTTCTGCATCAGTCAAGTTAGCTCTTGCCGCTTGTATCATTGTGTCTGACATTTGTACTGAGAAGTTAATAGCACCACCGCCCATTTGCCAAGGCATTATAAGTGGTGGGTCTTTACTTAGCTTTTGTGCTTCAGTTAAATTGTTCATTAACGCTGACATAGCTTTTTCATCATTCGCCCAAGCTAAATCAGGATTGTCTAATGCAAATGCTTGACCACCTTCATCTTTACTACCTCTAGCAAGTTCTTTACCTGCAACTTCCATAGTTGTTTGACCTGTTGCAGATGTGTCAGCCATAGGAAATATAACAGAACGTCCTGCGTAATCACGCAAAGAGACTTGTGGCTCTTCTAATAAACCACCTACTTTTACATAGTCAGGAATAATTTCTTTATTCTCTAATGCTCTTCTTAGATTATCATCCATGATTCTATCTCTACCATAACCTGCCGCTAGATTCTGTGCTTCAGTTGGACTCATACCTTCGTACCTTACAGCATCGCTTAATAATCTTCTGCTTTCATTGCGACCCGATACAAATCGTTTGAACTCTTCTAAATCAGGACTCGAAATTAAATTACCTTCATAAAGTTTATTTATAATTCCATTTACTTGTTCAGGTGGATAACTTTGCAATAATTTTTCTGAACCAGTAGCATCATCAGCAAATAAAAATGGGTCAACTTCTATGTTTTCATTTAATAAAAAATCACCTACTGTTTTACCACTACCTTCAGCATCAACTGCATCTTGTATTTGATTGTAAATCATTTTTTCAGTTTGCGTAAGCCTAGCTAACCATTCACCTTCTAATGCAAGATACACATTATTTCTAACATTTCTTAAAGTATTTGCATCTTTTGGACTAACTGTCATAGGGTCTATCGTAGCTGTATCTAATGATTCTAAACCAACAGCTATATTTTCTTTTCTTTTGTTGTGAGCATTTATTTGTTGTGGAGACAATGTAGGGTCTTTTAATTGTTCATTAATTTTATCGTTTTCTAATTCTAATACTTTTTTAAGTCCAACCATATGAGCTACACTAGAGTTTCCACCAGTAGCAAGGTTGTCTGCATTTTGCACAGCATGTTGCACTTCATGAACAATAATGTCTTTATGTGCGGCAGTCAAACCTTTTGATTGGTCTACAAATATTTCTATTTCACGATTGTTGTGGCTAATTGAACCTTCTAATCCAGTTGGAACAAATTTATTGTTTTCATCTCTGCCTACTTGACTGGGTCTACCATTTTTAGTTGTCAAACCTGCAAGTAAAGTTATGTTGTAATCTTTTAATTCAGGATAATTTTCAAACAATTCAGCATGAGTAAACACATCTTCTGCTTTATATGTACCTAACATTTCTCCAAGTTCTACATCTTTTGGTAAATCGTTTAATTCATCTATAACTTTAGGAGTGAACTCCATATTAACATCGTTAATGTGATGTACTAAATCACCTCTTGGCGTAATAAAATAATTTGTTTCTTTAAAGACTTTAGCTACAGATTCTTTGTTAACTCCCATTTCATTAAACATACGTTGAGCTTTCATTTTAGCTTCTATCTGTGAGCCAAACTTTTCTTTGTTCCATGTACTAGATTTTCTTGTACCGAACATTTGTGTGCCTATAGTATTACCGAATGGTGCTGTATTGTCTACAACTCTTTCTAATACTTGTGTTGCTTTTGGACTTAGTTTAGCTAAGTTTTTTGGTAAAGATGCATATCCTATTAATCCTTCCAACCCATAGTTTTGAGCAATTTCACGTCTAACTTGAGGGTCAAGTAAACTTTGTCCTGCTAATTCCATAGCTTCTTCATTAGCTTTCATTGACTCAGTTTGTGCTTTGTCTTTAATTCCTTCTAATTTATCAAATAAAGTATCCGGCAATATTGCACTATTAATGACATCTGCTGTATTCGTCATTGCACCTTGTGCTACATTAAACAAACCAGTAGCTGTATCAATTGGATTATAAACTGCACTTATTACATCTTTTGCTAGACGTGGTACTTGAGAAGGTAAGTTATATATTGCATTACCTGTTGATTTTAACAAATTAGGTTCAGTTGTAGTTTCTCTGCCATACAAAAGACCTTCAGGAACTCCAAGGTTTTTTAAGTTGGATACTCTTTTGTCTACACTATTTAGTGCGTTCTCTTCTGAAAACATATCGAATAAACCACCAACTACTTCTTCTTTGTTATCCCACATGTTTTTAAGAAAACTACTCATACAATACCTTTCATATTACGTCTCATTGGTTTATCCCAGTTCTCGTTAAATGGTTTGTATCCTATAGCCATATATCTCATAGCATCACAAGCGTGTGAACTCCAATCGTGTCTTGGTCTCATCCTCCATGTCTTGCCATTGTCATCCCAGTCTCTACTGTAAGCAAGTAATGAGTCAATCAGTTTCTCACATGATACCTCATCAAAATAGCATTTGTCTAGCATTGTTCTGACTTGTTGTATGCCATCGTCAATTAGCAATGATGGTGCTATCTCTATGTTATGTATTCCTAAGTCTTGTAGCATTTCAATACGTGACTTACCTGAGCCTAATTCTCTAACTCTAACATCATGAGGCAATACGTGTTGGTCATAGACATAACCTTTGTCCTGCAACACTCTAACGTAATGCTCTAGTCCTACACCACTAGCTTCATAGAAATCTATAATGTGTATCTCAGCTCCTACAAACTGTGCAAAAACTATTGATGTGCTGTCACCTATTCCTAAATCCCATGCAGTTATTACACCTTTGGCTCTGTCATATCTAACCTTTGTAATTCTGTTTTCATCTTTGGCTCTGCGTAATTCAGCAGAATAATATGCACCTTCACTAAAGACAAGATAACCACCTTCCCATATGTGTTCGTATGACTCCGGACGTTTCTCTTTATCTTCTAGTCTTTGCTCATCAAGAACTGTTGGAAACCAAGGGTTATCCTGCCAATTCATTTGTACTATTTTAGCATCGCTTGGAAAATTCTCTCTAAATCTTTCATGTGTTGCTGAATATTTAGACTCAGGATTCCAAGTTACCCATACTTCAGAGTTAAATCCTATGCTCTTATCTTCTTCTCTTACAGTAGGTAAAAGTAAATCCCATGCTCTACCACTTACTGACTCAGCTTCATCGACCCAAGCAATAAGAATACGTGACTGTGATTTAATACTATCTAGTGAACGTCTTAGTCCTGCGAAAGTGTAAGTTATATTGCCATCTTTTGACCTAATAAATCTTTCACCTATCTCATAATAATCTGCTAACCAATCTACACTAAGTATTGCTGTTTTTACTTCAGCCATAGATGATTCACTAAGCGAGTTCATAAACTCACGACCACAAAGTATTGTGCCTCTTACACCTGACATGCCCCAACGATAACCAAAGACTGCTGTCATCAATGCAAAACTTCTAGTCTTTGAACTACCTCTGCCTCCATAGCTACCACGTATTCGAGCTGTGCCTTCAAAGACAGGGATTAATTTATCAGGTAATTGTACTTCAGCTACTTGACTCATTCTTGCTAACTAATTGTATGACTGTTGGCTTCATAGATTCATCACTAGATGTTATGTCTTGCTCCATCTTATCGTGATAGCCATGCTTACCTAATACAAGCTTAGTTATTGCTGAATTAAATGTGTTGTTAAGACCATTGTTAACGAGGGTTTTAGACTGTACTTGCATACATCTCCCTAATATGTACGAAAACCCCTTGTTTTTATCTTTTGCCCAAGAGTATAACGTATCTCTGCTTAAGCCTAAATGCTCTGCCATTCCCTCAATACTTGGAATCATATCTCCATACATTAGAAAGTCATCTATGTAAGCAAGAGCTTTTTCTTCTAACTCTTTGCTCCATTTAGTTGGTCTAGCCATTATGCTGTCCTAGTTTTTCTTTTAGTTTTCTTAGCTTTGTTTCTTTTACTAATTGCTTTACCTTTAGCAACTGCATCAGCTTTACTGGATGCTCCCCATGCTCTAAGACTTTTTAACAATGGAGTTGCTTCACCATTTTTATACTCAGCTCCTTTCATCTTTCCCATGCGTTGTAAAAAAGCCGCTCGTCTTGGATTGTCTCCTTTTTTAACTGGCGCACCCATTATCCAATACCTCTGTTCTTTGCAGTCTTAGCCGCTTGTCTAAAGTTCATAGCAGTTGGTCTACCCTTAGCACCTTTACGTTTCATCTTCTCGCCACTACCTGCTTTAATTCTTTTGCGTTTAGCGTGGATTCTGTCGTACAACCCTATTTGACTTCCCATATCATCTCCAATAAATTAGTTAGGACACCTAGTATTTTGTAAGCACTACCTGTAGTAGAAATAAAAAATGTCCTAGCTAATTAACTCTCTCCAATCATCAGGCAAATTCAATTGCATTCCTAAATCATTTTCTGCCCAAGCTATGACATCATCTAAAAACAATCCCATTTCTTTAGTCGTTAACTCTGTTGTGGATTTTAGCACTACTTTACTCTTTCCTACAACCTCCTCAATTCTAGTCTCAAGAAATTCTGACTGACAATAAATCTTTATAGCACGTTTAGTATTATTAGTTTCAAACCTGACTTGGTCAACAAGGCTGTGATACAGTCTATTTTGTTGTGTTGTCCTAGTGTGACTATTAGGCTTGATAGATATTACAGCTTCATCACCACTTGTGTTCTTAAAGAATGTTCTAGTCATGCCTTCAATTATATCTGCTTTAGGTTTATCTCTTTTAAGTATTCTAGTTAATGTTTCATTCATAATAAATAATCTCCTTAATGCTATATTCATTTCAATCCTTTCTTCTTTAATATTCTGTCTGTTCTACGTATAGCAAAGTCAAACATCTCCTCAATAAAGTAAGGTTTCCAGTAGGGATGGATTATCCTACCGTCAACGACATCATGACAATATCGGCACAAATAAGCTCCTACATCACGACCTTGATCATCTTTAGTTTTCTTACCCATGCCACCACCACCTTTGTGTGCAAAAACAGTTGTAGCTCCGTTATCATTTAGACAATCATCTAGCTTTAGCGTACAAGCCTGTCCTCTTGCACTACGAGTTATAGCGCTTTCTTTCATTTCTCAACATCAAATTTGCGTTCATACATTACTTCTGTGTTGAGCCAAAGAATAACATCAGCTACACTATAAACTGTTGTGACTGATCCACCTGCGTTCCTGATCTTTTCATGCATATCTTTTTGTGATTGAGTTAAATACCCTTTAGGATGTTTATCATTAGCTGGTCGTTTAACCTCTAATCCCCAATACATACCATCATAAACAACAGTAATGTCAGGTACACCTGCTTTAAGTCCTGTTTTTTTTAGTCTTGCGCCCTCAATTGCACCACCTTTTCTTGATCCACCATTAGGTACTGCCCAATAACAAACCTTACGCATGTCTAAATATTTGCATATAGCATTTTGGATCACATCTTCTGTATAGTTCATTTGGCTTTGTACATATCTATGATTAAGTTATATTTCATTTGATCACACAACATAATTATTTGCTCACACAGTTTGTTCTGAATTTCTGTGTCCTCTATGCCTTCAATCGTTGCCAAGACATCTCTAATTGTTTTTATTAATTTTTTTCTTTCGCTATGATCAAGTTTTTTTGGCATTTTTAATTCGTTTTCTAGGTTTAGTTGGCTCTAAATAATTAGCTAACCCATAAATCATCCAATGTGTAATAGATTTATCTGATGCAATTCTTGATGTAAAGCCACTTAGTGACAATCCTAACATCTTAGCTGCTTCTTTCTGTGTAATCTGAAGTCTTTCAAGTTCTCGTGGTATGGATTCGTAATAAATAATCTTAGACATAATAAAAAAAAGTAATAGAATAATATAATTATATCAATATTAGTACATAGTTCTGAATTGGTTTCAATTAATATTTCGCTTTCAGCGAGTGACTTCGGAAAAGCTAGGGAATAAATTCCCTCTTAAAGATCAAGAGCTTTTAACTTATCGGGTAATGCTGTGGAGCTGAGAGTTTCGTGCAAGTAATCCCCAACCTAGACGTTAATCTAAGTTAGAGATTCTCATCGGTATAAAGCGCATCGCAGTATCATCCGTGCTTGTTTCAATCATAGTCAAACAAGTCAGAGTTCATTGCTACGGTATGATCCGTACTCAGCCTTCTGTAACTCTGCGCTAGATTTTCTTTATCGGTTCAAGGTGGTTACCAGTATAAACCTTCTTAATCTAACATCAATCCACAGCTTCTTGGAACGCATAACTGAATCTCTTTTTTCAGGTGTGAGTGAAGTATTTAACTCGACATATCACCTTTCGCATCCTGATATTTGCCAAGAAGTCCTAAGATGGTATAATCTTTCACAGAACGGTGGGGCAAACACCAGTTTTAGACAACCCTTAGAGCTTATCCACTCTAGGGGTTTTCGCTTTCTGATCTA